CCAACAACGCCGAAGTTAATTGTGCACGTGCCATAGTTCTCAGTATAGTAGTTACCTCCAGACGCATTATCCATCACCATTTCAGCGGCAGTGATGTCTATCTGCGATGCTGGCGTGCCAGCGTTATTCCTAATCCATAACGCATTAGCAATAGTTGGCGCATGCTTTACAGTAGCGGGGAAATATGCTAGCTCATACCATGCGCCTGCCCCGCCGTATAAGTATAGCCCTTGATCTGCCGCGGCTGTAAGTCTGCTAGCACCACCGAGTAAAACCAGATTAACGCTCTGCGTTAATATGTTAGCAGCGTTATACCGTACTAGATAGATAGGATATGCGCCGCTAGCACTACTACCAAAAGAGGTTATAGTTACCGGACCGCCGGATATATTTACGTTATGTCCCGGCACCATGCCTAGGTCAGTAATGGCTGCCGCTGCTATAGAAGTAAGGGGACCGTATCCACCTGTCTCTTGCGCGTGCGTTATTAACTGATACTGCGTACCATCATAGTACGCTTCAGTGATAGTGCCAGTAACAATTTCTCCGCCTGTAAGAGCAATCGGTCCGTAAGGCGTAGAAGTGTATACGTTAGTCGCTGCTAGCCCATTTACGGCTAATGTAGTTGCGCCTGTATTACTAAACCCTGCGATGAAGCGAATAGTCTTGCCGACAGCAAGCGTAAAGTTAGCGGGTACTGCTGACGATACTACCTGTGCGTTAGCCGTGCCCGTAGACGTTCCCGCGTAGTAGATGTTACTCCCGCTCTGTCCGGGGGTCAGTGGGGTAGCTAGCGCGGTTAATGCCGTGATGTCACTATTAACGCCGTTCTTAGCAGCGTTAGCATTAGCTTGATTTATGATGTATGTAAAGTCGGCATTCATCTGCGTGGCGTCGATGATTGTGCCGTTGGTGAATGTGTTTGGCACACTCCCAGTTATGACTTGCGCCGAAGCTACCGAAGCAGCAAGCAGCCACGCAGTTAGCGCTAGTGCTAGTTTCTTCATTGCTGTAAGTACCCTAACTGTTGATATCGCATGCTGAACGCCCCTACACGTAGTCCTGTACTTGCATTGAATGCAATATTAATAGACATACGTTTAAAGACGATGGGCTTAGCCCACGGCACTTGTACACTACGTAGCTTCACGCTACCGCCATACCATAAGCTCGTTCCCCAGATTGCCGTACCCCAATAGGATGGCCCTCCCCCGACACGTAGAAGTGTGACAGCGGGGACAATAGCAACTCCGTCTTCATCCATTGCATTTACTGTTACCGTAGCTGGCGGAAGTGGGAGAACAATTTCAACGGCGGACTCAGTGACGGCATTCTCCGCCATAGCCGATGTGTCTGGCAAAAGAGATGTTTGCATGACGCACTGTAAGTTAACGCCGTTCTCAGTGAACGTTGATAGGGCTGTGTTGACTACATCACTCTGCCATAGTGACGCAGGAATACCTCTAGGCGCCACTACGAACGTATTATTATAAGGCACCGCCAAGTCTAGCGGGAGTGTGTGCGGCCCACTCCACTTCTGCTTAACGATATCATACCAATACTCACTCGTCGGTGTGCCAGCTGCGCCGCCATTCTGCACTGTCACCCTATACGTATTGGCGTTACTAGCAGCGACCATTCTAGAAGGATACAGTGCATCAACGAAAGGTTGATTTACGCCCACGCCTTCCTCACCTACAGGGTCAGTAATACGCGCATTAAAGTCAACTAGCCTTACACCGTCAGGTGCGACAAATGCAACACCCTTAGGTGTAACGGCGATAGCCCTTGGCGCAAGTGTGCCTGTTGCCACGTTCATAGCATTCTTAGCGAGCGTGCTAAGCGCGAGGTCGCCCGTAACCTGATACATGTTACTTGCGGACTTAAAAATGATGAGCGACTGCACGATGCCGCCAAGCTGGTTCTCAAGGGGTAGTCCTACCGCCGCCGTTAGCTGCTTATTATCATCGAACGTTAACGCCTGTGTAGTACTAGTAATGTTTAGCAGTAGTATATCCGTGAAGTACGCTGTAGGCTGTCCCGACGCGGGATTGACTAAGAACCACGCTCTTCCGCCGAACTGCGCTACAGCATTTGGTCTAGCAGGTAGTGCTAACGCACCTGTAGTATTACCCGCGCTCCATGTTACTGCTGTAGGATCGCTTGTCTCAAACCATCCAAAAGCTTGTCCACTGGCATAGTTAAATCCAGAATGCGTTACTACAAGCTTGGTGCCTACTAGCGCCATAGTGGGCGGCTCCCATGCACCCGTAGTGACGGGGCTAGTGGGAGTGTTAAGCGCGGTTACGCCAGTAAGTGTTGCGAAGCTGCCTGCGACTATGTCATAGATAAACGGCTCATCATGCCCCGCGTTACGCCCTGATGCTATAAGACCGTAGAACCTAGTACCTAGAATATATCCTGCGGATATGAAGCCTGGAGTAGTAAAGCCTGGGAAGTTAGTTAGGAGCGTGGCCGCAGGACGCGGCACCCATATACCCTTAGTGGTAACATCTGGAATAAGATTAGATAATAGCGCACATGACCCAGGGAACGCGTCTGTGCCGTCAAGAGAATCTGATATCCCTTGCGCTACAAATCTAGCAGGTGTTCCCTTACGTATTGCCATTACCAGCCCATGTTCTTCGTATCGGGTAGACGGTTAAAGTTATTTCTAAATATCCTGCGGTCTAGCTGCACCTGATTAACCTTACCGCCTCTATCGTCCTTCATCTTAAGGAAGTGCGTAAGTAAGTCTTTAGCTTCACTACGCTTAGTCTCTTTACGATCATCGTCTGTCAGGTCCATAAGGCGCGCTGCCAATTCTGTAATGAGATACTGCGTATTCTGAAACCATGGGATAGTAGCTGAAGCCTCGGGTATAGTGATATCCGCCATCTGCTTGTAGTACCGTGCCGTAACTGGAAATGATCCTGAAGCCGGTGGCCACACATACATTACAGGCGGAGACTGTGACATGTCTGTCGCGTAGTAGTTAGGGTATGAATTTAATCCTGCTGTATTAGTAAGATCATCATACTGATCTAACTCAATGTTTATCATGGGGTAAGGTACGCCATCAATAGTATAGAAGATTGATTTATCCTTACCTCTAAGCCAATCTGCGGGAAGCGTGTAGGGGCCGCTACCAGTCCCTACAATAGAATTGAATGCGAATGTATACTTACCGCGCGCTATCTCAAAGTCATATGTTTGAGATAGATCGGACAGTATAGCATTGAGAAATTGCCCTGCCTGCGATACGAAGCCAGGGCACTTAGCTATCTGGCATGCTAAGTTAACTATCTGCGCGGAGGTCAGGGCCATTACTTTTATCCTACGTCAGAGACGATCTTCGCCTGATGTTCGGCTAGCTGCGCTTCTAGATTAGCAATAAATGCTTTTCTATTAATCAGATTACCTTCAACATTCTGTCTAGCCTGCGCCTCAGCCTGAGAAAGTCTGAACTCGCCCTTTCTTCCGCTAGCTATCCAGGTATTCATCTGATGCTCTTCAATGCGCACCATGTCAGCCTTACCAGCTTCTAGATGTGCCTTGTCGGAAGCGATTGCACGCTTAAGCTCCGCGATCTTAGCGACAGCGGTCTGTCTGTCACATACCTCACGGAGCTTGTTCATGATGCCGGTGATCTCAAGAACAGTAGCGCTCTGCGGCATGTACGTCTCAAACACTGCGCCGCTACCTTCACCCAACGATGACTGATACGAGATGCGGATAACAGGTTCTGACTGAGCGTCGGGGGGAGTAATCTTAGTCATTATACTCTCATGAGATGCGTCGGATTAGTGTGTGCATCCGACGGGGTTAGATTAACGCTATTAGGCTTACGATAGGCGTTAGAGTTAGCGCCTTTAATCTCAGCCTCATGCTTCCACCCGCGATGCATTATCTCACGGATAGTGGCAGCCTGCGCCCTAGAAAAATAGTACGTAACCCCGTGAAAGTATTGTGTACCATCCACCGTGATCTTGGTGGAGTGCCCCGCCAAGTCCATCAAGATGGGTTCAAGCGCTTCTTCGGGGATAAGCTCGCGTCTAGCGATCTTCTTGTATTCTTCCAGAAGTTCTTCAGACTTCTTAGCCTTAGCTTCTTCAGCGACTGCCTTAAGCGCTTCTTGATAGAGTGCGCGCTTTTCAATTTCGGTAAGCTCAGGCGAAGGAACCTCTAAGTTACCCTCCGCCTTACCGAGAATAGAGTCTTTAGTCGATATCATGAGTGCACCCAACTAGCGGCAGTACCTGCCGACAATGCTGATATTAGTACCGGCCATCCCGCTGTGTCTACTGCGACGTAGTCTCCTGGAAGAACCTTAAGCACGCCCCTATTGGGAACGTACAAGAGCCCTGTTGAGCTAAACGCTCCAGGATAGATGGGGTGGCCGTTAATCTGGTCATTCAGGATAGACAACGTTAGCGTAGCAACATCCGCTACGGTCATAGACCCTGTCATCTGAATGGCAGAAAAAGTGGTTTGGGCTTGTGACCCCATAGTTTTCAGCGCCATGTCTAGCTCCGATTAAAAGAATGCGGCGGAGACTACTGTCTCCGCCCGACGTCTCGATTACCCGAAGGTGGCAGAGAAGGCGCTTGTGCTTTCAATCCTAGCCGCGAACTGTTGATTAAGAATGATCGTGCCGTAGTAGCACTTCCACCCCATCACCCTCAACTGATTGAGCGGATCGAACTTATCTGCATTAGTCAGATACGTTGTCCGCACGTCGTCAAGCATAACCTGCCCATACGCTCCGCGCCCGAAGAAAAAGGACGGATAGACGGTAATGCCATTAGCAGGTGCTGCGGGCGGCACGTTCGCAATGCCTACGCCAGTAATGACAATCGTCTGCCCGCTAGCGGGTATCTGTACCGCCTGCCCAATAGCGGGGCCAGTGGTCGGGCCGGAAACGCTAAGCCCCATGTTAACGGGCGTGACGCTGCCTGCGACGCTGACATACACGTTAGCCGTGAAGTTTGACACGGACGGAATAGTGACCGCGATGCTACCGTTAGGGCCGGTAACTGCGATGCCTGTAGTTATGCCATAGACGCGGCTTTCATACTGGTTCTGCGTATCGCTCATAGTGAGCTGCACTGCGTACGTACCTGTAGGAAGATTTCCGCTAGTACCCGCAACTACAGCGCTACCGGCTGCAAGTGCAGTAACGCCAGTAAAGGTCGGCACCATATTGGAACGGCAGAAGCGCACCCCACCCCACTCGCCTAGCTCGTCATTGTACAACTTGTTGAGATCACTGTACGACCAAGCCGTAACGACGCTAGCATTCTCCCGCATGTCCTGCTCAACAAGCGGGTGCACGATGGCGACATAGTGCGGGTTGGTCCGTGGATCTTTGCCTGCCTTCGGCTCACCGCCGCGCGCGTCCACCTTGATGTTGGTCTGCTCATCTCCTAGGAAGCGCGGCGCGCCGATGGAGAAGAGCGCGCCAGAGACGCGGTTGACTTCATGCGGGTTCAGCACGTCGCCAGCGACAAGGCTGGCTCTGGCCCCACGCGTGTTGACGTAGTTGACCTGCGTGAAGGCCATGAGGCTGTTGAAGGTATTCCGGTCCAGTGTCTCACCGATCTGGAGCCCCATGAGGTTCATGGCGGTGTTGAACAGCGGGTGCTTAATGGTGAGTTCCGCAACGTCCGTGATCGTGACCTTGTCGCCCCACTGGAGCGCCGTGGCGGTGATCTGCCCAAGGGTCATGGTCTCGCCAACGGGCGGGACGCCCTCGGAGAGAGGCGCGAAAGGGAGAGGGAGCCTGTTGTACCGGGTCGCGGTGTAGGTCGTCCCACGCCCCTTAGGCAATGTCAGTGGATCGCCAAAACGATAGGCGACAAGGTGCCTACGCGCCAGCGGTAACAGTTCGTCCGCAATAAACGCCTCAATGTCGGCATTAAATTGACCTGCAACATTAGTTGCCATCTCTACACCTCATCAGAAGGCGTACATGCGCACGCCTCATATTGACATATCTTCAAGACGTTTACGCCTTGCCTCACGTTCACTTTCGGTAGACCTACCGCCTGCGCGGTCACTCGTAGCGCTTCGCGCTTTAGTAGTCTGCCGTTTAATATTCTTAGCGCCGGCCTTAGACTGTTCTTGTACAGCTTTAGCTCTGGACGCCATAACTTTTTCTCCCAGGAGATGCTTGTAGATATCTTCCCTACTAGCTTCGAACCCTGCTGCGCGTGTCTTAGTTAGCCTGGCCTCAACCTCGTTCTTAAACTTAGCCGCGACCTTATCGTTAGTAGCTAACTGCTCAAACTTCATGCGGTCCGCAGTATCAGATATCTGACGCTGGTACTGATGGTTCTGCATGGCTAGATCGCGCTGCTGCTTCTGGAGCATCATAGCTACACGGTCTTCGGGGGATGCTTGTTCCCACTGTTGACGTAGCCTCTCCTGCTCCATCCGCTCTTGTGCGAACCGCTGCTGCGTACGTTGCGCGTTCTCTTGTGCGTCGCGTACAGCTTTTAGTTCAAGCTCAAGCTTAGTAGCGCGGTCTTCAGCTTCCCTACGGCTATTAGCTAGCTTCTGGATACGCGCTTCAGCTCTGCCGGGTTCCCGCTTTTGGGCTACATCGGAGCTTTCACGGTTCCCTTTCGAGGTAGCGGCTTCTTTGTCGCCTTCTCGGGCTTCCTCGTCCCTTTCGGGGGTTTCGTCTTCGACTT